GGACCACAGCGCGGTGACACCGCTCACGCCCGCAGGCTGCTCGGCCTCCACGAGCCGGAGCCAGCCGGTCGGCTTGGCGAAGCGGAATTCCCATCCCCAGACCGGGGCGATGCGCCACGTATTCGCCGCGTGGTTGAGCGAGAGGAGCGCGTTGCCCTCGACGGTGCCGGTGGCCGCGTTCGGGGCGTTGACGACGGTGATGCGCACGATGCCCCCGTCGCCGAGGATGATCCGGCACGACTCGTCCCGCCCGGCCTCCAGGACGCTGCCACCGAAGTTGATGGTCACGGTGCCCGAGGCGGCGGAGAAGGCGACGTTCACCTGCTCGTTCGCGGAGAGCCGCGTGCGCTTGACCGCGAAATTCCACGGGTGCTCGCGGAGCGACTCCTTCCGGCTGGTGGCGAAGTGCTGGTTGCACAGACGAGCCCGGTCATTCGCCTCGCCGAAGGACGCGATGCCATCCGCCCCGAGCCGGAGCAGCGCACCGTTTGCGACGGAGATCTCTGAGGTAGCCATGGGCGTATTCTACTCCTAGTCACACTCGATGGTGAGGATAGGATTGCCGCAATTGGGGAGCACGCCAGCCGCCGCGATGCCCGCATTGGCGAGCGGGCACTGCGTCCGGGTCTGGAAGACACCAGCGGCCTTTCCCGAGGAGACAAAGCAGTTGTTGAAGCTGATGACCAGGGGGGAGCCGTCGTCCTTGAGGAAGGCAGCGATGGCTTGATCTCCCACCGAGGACGTGTTCCAGATCCCCTCATCCACGAAATTCTCGCCCCCGTCCTTAGAGTACCAAGAGCGCAGATTGGTCACTGCATCGGAGACGATGCAGATGACTTCACTCGGGCCGACCTTGAGCATGTGGCCCGACTTGTCGACGGGGATGACGGGGCTGGTTAGAGAATTGATCCAGTTGGCCCCGTTGTCGCACGAGACCACCGAGAACCCTCCAGAGATCAGAGACCCGTTGCGATTGGTAACGAGAGTCCCCCCAAACATCGTCTCGATGCCACCACCAAGAGGTGCAGGAAGACCACTGGAAGTCTGAAACGTCGCCGTGAGGAGATCCTGGTCATCGGTGTAGAACATCCCGATCCCTGACGCGATAAGCCGGGTCTTGGAGAAGAAGTAGCGAAAGATGTTCATGGGCAACACGCCCGTCAGATCTCGCACCTGCTCCCACACGAGCCCATCCAGAGAGCGCCACAGATGGTTCCGAGCGATGGTCGTGGGGTTGTTCGTTCCGCCCGCCCGCAAGTCGAACGAGACACCCATCCAGAAGGCGTCTTCGCCATCGGGACCAGAGCCGGGAATCAGAATAGGAGCCGTGATGGATGGGACCGTGTTGAATCCAGCCGAGCCACCCGTCAGGGCCGGGTCCGCGATGATATGAGGCCAAGTGTAGAGCGTTTGCAGCTTGGAAAAGGCGGTTCCGGTGAGATCGGAGCTAACGTATAGGTCAAGACTCCCCGCCAGCAAGCTCCCATCTGCGATGAAGAAGGAGTGCTGCATGTTCCACCGGGCCTGGAAGTGAGCCGGGCCACTCGGCAGATCGAGCGACCAGAGCGCGAAGACGACTTCCTGGACTGCTCCATTGGGGGCATCACCCCGGTAGCTATCTTGCCACGTCTTGCCCTCATCGAAGCTGATGCGGACGCAGTTGAAGAAGGTAGTGAAGTGGTGCGCTTGAGCCCCGAGAACCTGGATGACCTTGGTTCCCTTGTGGAAGCTAGCGCCTCGTGCGGAGCCCGTGAGGCCTGAATAGACCCCGTTGATGAGGGGCATTCCCAGGCTAGCGCGATGCGACCATGTCGCCGGGCCAAACGGTGTCGCCATGATCCACCAAAGGCGGGAGGCCCGAAGGCCCCCCGCCTATCCTTGTTCTCTTGAGCGAACGACTACTCGACTGCGACCACGATCTCCCCGGTGACCTTGTAGCCCACCGGAGCGGCAGCACCCGCCGTGGTGATGAACACGGTGGCCTCGCCGAGCAGGGTGTCCTGATCGTCGACCATCTGCCCATCCGCCGCGAGGGTACGGAACCCCGCCGCCGCCACGTCCACCGCGCTCTGGAAGCGGGTGGCAGAAGCGGGAACGGTAGCTCCGGTCTGCGCGTTGATGTGCGAGCGGGTGCCCATGTCCTGCGTGAGACCGGCACCGCCCGCGCTGTTCCTGTAGTACGACGCCCCGGCGAGCACTCGCGCGCCTGCCGGGAGCTTGCAGAGGTCCACGGTCGAGGTGGCGTCACCCGCCACCACTCGCGTGTGATCGAAGCGGTAGGTCCGCAGCTTCCCACCCGCCTCGCGCACCTCTAGCTGGACGCGGGGGTCCGAATCCAGCTTGGTGATCTGAGCCGACTTCTCGTGTACGACGGCCATGTCTAGGCCCTCCTTGTTCTCAGTGCTGACCGCTTACACGGTCTCGTCGCACTTGATCTCGATGATCTTCGGCTCCTGCATCCGCACGCCGCCGAAACCGGCCTTCACGTAGGGATACCACGAACCGCGCTTGTCCCACCGCTGCACGACGGTGGCGCTGATGTTGGGGTTGACGGCGAAGAGCAGCCCGGAGGCCACCCACGCGGGCACGCGCCGGTTGTTGGAGCCATCGAGCAGGATGCGCTCGGTGTGCTTGAAGGAGAAGCCCATGTAGCTGTTCACCTGACCGGCCACGAGCGCCTTGATGGTGTTGTAGTCGGAGTTGGTGACCTGGGTGGTGGCGAGCAGGTTGGCGATCTGCTTGGCCGTCACCCCGACGTAGGCCTCCTCACCGAGATCCTGGGACACGTCGCCGTCCACGTTCGCGGCGAGCATGAGCCGACGAGCCTCGATGAGCTTGCCGATGGTGAGCCCGGAGGCCGCACCACCGAAGTTGGCCGCGATCTGCTGCGCGGCGGGGAAGGGCACGAGCGTGGCCCCGGTCTTGCCGGTCCGGGCGTCCGCGTACATCGCGGACAGGATGATGTCGTCCATCTTGCGGCCCATCGCCGCCACCGCGTTCTGGGTGTACGGGTTGGCCGGGTCGATGAGCATTTGCACCTTGTCGATGCTGTCGATCAGATCGCCCCAGTCGAAGAAGCGCAGGCTGACCGCGCGCCGGTCGTGATGCGTGCTCACCAGGGGCGAGTCGCCGTGCCGGTTCGTGATCTCCTGAACCTCGGTGGGACCGATCTGGTCCCAGAACTGCTCTTCGCTGTTCTGGCCCTCGTTGCGGACGCAGGACCGCAGGCGCGATCCCTTCTGCTGCACCAGCATCTCGACGACGCTGTGGTACTGCTTCACGAATGCTGTGGTTACCTCGAAGGACATTGGAGTCCCCTCCTTTGACGTTGACTGCATGTGCGGTGATCGTCACCGCGACGTCGGAGAGGTTGTCCCGAGGGGCCTCGCCTTGCCCTGTAACGTCGGGCCGGGCGTGCTCGGCTTGTCCCGTTGCCGGGGGCCTCGCTACAAGCCCGAGGATCACATATCCCCTCGGGCCTGTCAACTAGTTGGTCCACGCCTCCTGCGCGAGCCCGGCCATCTTGCGAACCCAGGCATCGTGCTCGGGGTGGTTCTTGTTCATCCACGGGTGCTTCGGGTCTTTCAGGGCCTCGGCCTGGAGCTTGGCGTACTCTTCCGCCGCCTGCTTCGGGCCACGGGCCTCGGTGACCGGCTTGAGGATGCCCTCTTCGGACAGGATCTCGCCGACCTTGGTGAGCGCCTTGACCACGCGGGGGTCGTTCCCGGCCCCGGTCTCATCGAGCGCAGCCTTGAAGTCCGGGCCGAGCGTCGCCACGACCGACTGGCAGAGCCCGACCTTGTAGTCGTAGGCCGCGCCCCACTCCCCCTTGAGCGCCTTCTCCCCGGCCTCGTAGGAAGCCTTGATCTCGGCCTCCGCGCCAGCCACCTGCCCCATCTCCTGCTCCAGATACCAGCCCATCAGCGCCCCGGCCTGGGTCTTGGACAGGCCCGCCTTGAACGCGGCCTCCTTGAAGCCGCCGAGAAGCTCCTTGTTGGTGATCTCGACCCCCTCGGGGAGCTTGGGGTCTTCGTAGCCGTTCGCGGCCTCGGGGACGCCCATCGCCGCCCGGACGCGCCCTTTGATCTCGTCGGGCGCATCGGGCTTGAGGTGATCCTCGAACCGCTTGCCGAGCATCGACTCCAGGTTGACATACGCCTCGCCGAGCGCGTAGGGGTCTTTGAATTTCGTCAGGCTCTTGTTCGCCTTGAGCGGCTCGGGAGCCCCATCGAGCCACGTCTTCTGCTGCTCACCACCGCCCTGCTGCTGCTGCCCCTTTTCCGCCGCCGCGTTCGGGTCCGGGGGGTTCGGATTGCCCTGCTGCTCACCAGCCATGGTCACTACTCCTCGTCGCCGTCAGAGATGGCGACTGTCTGCACCTGCACGGGCTCTTTGCGTTCCATGGCGGCGATCACCTTGAGCCCGTGGGTGATGATCGCCTCCAGGCGGAGCAACACGCTCCGCTGCCCCTCACGGTAGTAAGGAGCGTACTGCGCATCGGTCATGCCCGGCTCGTAGCTCGGGCGCTGTGCGGTCTTGCGAAGATCGTCCATCACCTTCCGCCCATTCTCGGTCTCGAAGACCTGAGCGTAGGCCATGGCGAGCGTGTCGTAGGTCTCCTGCGCTTCCTGCTCGGCCTGCTGCTGCTCGGCCACGAGCTTGCGAGTCACACTATCCAAGGCCTATCCCTCCAGGCGGGACGCCAGCCCCAGTCGCGCCGCCCGAGGGGATGATCCCCTGCTGCTGCGCTTCCATCAGGGCCTTGAGAGCCGGAGCCCCCGCGCCCGCCGCCTTCATGGTCTCGTTCATCTGCGCGGCCTGCATCTGCTGCGCCTGCTGCGCCGCCCGTTCGGCGCGGATCTCTTCGAGCTTGTCCCGGTCGGTGATGAGCCGCTGAGGCACGCCCGTCGACTCCGCCAGGAACCGGATGATCTCGTCCTTCTCCAGATTGTCGAGCACGCTCGGGTCGATCTCTGCGACCGGCACCGCGATGTTGAGGAACCGCTGGAGCGCGACCGTATCCGCGAGCCGCTGTGCGCGGGCAAGCGGGCCTTCAAACTGGATGTCGATGCGCCCACCCGCCGAGCGGTAGCGCGCTAGCTCCGCAGGCGGCTGCGTGAAGCGCCGGGCGCGGAGCAGGAGGTTGAAGACGCGATTGAGCATGGGCTGCTGGAATTCCACCGCGAGCCGCCCGAGCGTCGGACCGAGGATGCGCTGCATCAACTCGTAGCGCACCTGGACTTCGTAGGCCGTCATCTGCGGCCCTTCCTGTAGCTGTAGCTGGTCGGCGAAGAACATCCGGCGCACCTGCGCCTGTAGCTCCTTCTCCTCCATCTGCGCGACGTCGATGCGCGCCTGGACCTGGATCGTGTCGACCGCCTCCATGTCGCGGACGTGCGTGAGCCCGCCAGGAGTGAGCCGCACCGCCCCGATCACGCCATCGTCGCGGACTTTGAGCGGGGGCTTGACCATCACGCTCATCGCGTGGAGCTTCAACTCGCGGAGCTTGTTGAGCGACTTGATGTCGGCCAGCGCGGTGAAGCCCGGCGAGCGCCCGTACTTCTCGCCCGATACCTTGGTCCAGCGCGCGACGGCGAAGGGGAATTCGTGATACCCACCCTCCTTGACGATCTCGCTCGCCTCGACGGAGATCCACACCGAGGCCCACGCGCGGTCCTTCGGCGCGGTCACCTCGACGGCGGCGACGGCGGGCTTGCGCGGATAGATCATGTGGATGTAGTCGCCGGGCTCATCCTGCTGCTGCGTGCCGAGGCGGGCACGCACGGTCTGCGGGAGCATCTCCTCGGTGAAACGCACCGCCGCCTGCCGGGGCGAGAGCTTGACCTTGTAGCCGATGGTGTCGACGTAGCCTTCCTCGCTCTCATCGAGCACGTAGCTGCCGGGCGTGAGCGTGGTGAACACGAGCCCGCTGTAGGGCTTGCCCGCGCGAGGGGCCTTCTGGTCGATGAACATGGCGGCGGTGCCGAAGACTGCGAGGTCGTGGTAAAACTCGTGGCTCTCCGCCTGGAAGTTGGACTGGCGGATCTCGTCATACGCGATGTTGTCGGCGGCCTCTAGCCATTCGTCCATCCGCTCCAGCACGCCGAGCGGAAGACCGGGGATGCGGAAGTGGAACCACCGGACGGACTGCGACGTGAGCGAGCCCTGCATCGAGGAGGCCAGGATCTCGGCGGCGTGAACCGCCGTCGACTCCATGAGCTTCTCGGTCTGCTTCTGGCCCGGTGAGCGGGTCACCTCGATGTTCGACTTCCGAGGCGAGATGTAGTCCCCAAGCTCCTGCCATGTCGCGGCCCACATCTGGCGATGCTGCCAGAGTGAGTCGAACCGCTTGAGGAGATCCTGTGCGCGCTGGTCGGCCATGACGGCTTATCCGAGCTTCTGGACTTGACCCTGCTGCTGGCCCCCCACACCCCCGGTGGCACCGAGCGGGCTGGTAGCGATGGTCGAGCGGAAGCCCTGCTCCAAGCCGGAGCGGTAGCGCCGAGCGGCCCGACGAGCCTGCACGTTCGGGTCTTCCGGGGCCGGAGGAGCCGGGGGCGCGGCAGCGGGCTTGGGCGCACCGCCCCCGCCGAAGAAGGCGAAGCCGAGCGCGAGCGATGCGAAGATGTCGAAGAGGCCGAGCATGTTCAATCTCCTGTGGCGTTCACGTTACGTGAACACGCCTGAATTCTAGCACGGTTGATCGGGCCACCCGTCGATGGAGTAGATCGGGTGCCCGCAGCGCGCTAGTGCCGCCGCCGCTGCTGTGAAAGTCAACTCGCCAGTGCCGACGAGCGTGAACGCGCCCGTCGCCGCCAGCGTGATCTGCGTCGTGAGTGCTGCCGCGTTCGCCATGGTGAAGGTGCAGAGCGCCGCCAGCGCGATGCTGGTGGTCAACTCGGCTACGTTGTTTGCGCTGAATCGCCCAGTCGCCTCCCATGCGTCTTCTGACTCGATGGAGCCCCACTCAGCCTCGCCCCACTCGAAGATTCCCCACTGAGCCGTCGTCGGCATGGGCTACGCCTCTTCCCAGGAGATGTAGGTGGCCCCACTCTCCGGGTTCGAGCCCTCGTTGTAGAAGACCAACCCGACTTGATTCGGAGTCAAGAACGTGCCAACCGCCTCGTTCGTTAGCTCGACCCAATTGACCTTGTCATGCGAATACGAGAAGCGGAGCGTCGAGCCATCGTTGGAGATGCGGAGCCAAGCCACAGCGGGCCGGTGTGCGGTGGAACAGGTGAATTTCGTCGAGTTGAACGACGTGGCACTGTTCTGCTTGTGAATGTCGATGACTTCATTCACCTGGGCCGTAGACATCGCCAGAACCATGACGAATAGCTCGCCAGATCCGCTCTCGCGGAAGCAGATACCAGGGCCGACGTAGCCGCCCGCACTCAGAGCCCGCACGATCAAGCCCACCGTGATCGTGTACGGGGTCGAGGGCTGCGACTTCACCAAGGCAGTGAGGTTGTTTCCGGCCCCGGTGCCTGCCTTCCTGAGCCACACATGACCATTGGCTTGCGTGAAGGCAGCGGCACCCTGGTTCACCCAGGTCCACGACGAGACATCCGGCATCGGAGTGACCTTGAAGATCGGCCCGTAGAAGTCTGCCGCGCTGACGCCAGAGGGCAGTCGGATGTCGCCTGACTCCGGTGACTGCGTGAACCGTTCTGCCACGGCCCTCGACGCGACGATCTTGACCGCATCGCCGCTGTTCGCATTCGCGTCGTTCGCCTCGGCAGCACCCGTGAAGGTCGTGCCCGAGACAGAATCCACGCGCCAGATCGTCTTGCCGGTGTTGCCAAGCCGCACGCGGAATACACCGACGGTCGGGAATCCAGCCGCGCTTGCCACTGAAAGTGTGGTCGTGCCCGACGTGTAGCTGGCCGCGAGCGTCGTCTCTGCGAGGTTGGCAAACTTCTCGGAGGCCATGGCTAGTCGAAGACGAAGTCCAGCGCACCGATGGCGAAGCTCGGGGCCGGATCTCCGTTGTTCACAGTCTTGGGCGAACCAAACACCGCGCGCCCGATGAAATTCCCGCCGACCGCCGCGTCCCAGGCCCCCGCGTGCGTGATCGAGAGCGGGGCTCCGGTCCACCCGGTCGGAGCCGGGAAGGTGACCGCTGCGACGTTGTCGGTCGCGCCATCGCTCGGGGCGCTCCAGTTGGCGTCGCCGGGGTCGCGCTGGACGCGCGCATAGCTCCCGCCTGTCACCTCGTTCGCGCCCGTCCGACCCGGATCGCCCGCGTGGATGGAGATGTAGAGCGCGGCGGGCTTGGTCATCGAGCCCGTGCGGAAGATGTGCTTGCGCAATTCGTTGCGCAGGAACGTGCTCATGTCACCCATGACGCGCTCCTAACCGCAAAAGATATGGACGTGCGCACCAGCCGTGATGGCAGCTAGCTCCAGGCCCGTGACCGTAAATCCGCCCTCACCGAAGTCCACTTCACGATGCTGGTTGGCAGGACACGCGAGATGGAGCCAATGGCGTCCGTTTCCGTCGTGGAAATCGGCTGAACCCGCCGCCCCTGCCGGGTCCAGTATGATCTTCTTGATGATGAACGTATTGGTCAGAGAGATCACCGCTGCGGTGTCCATCATCAGCGGATTTTTGGTGAGATCGTTCGCCATGACGTCCTCCTATCCGAGATACTCGACCAGCAGCGCGTTCTGGGTGATGTCCCCGTTCGCTCCGCCCTGGCCGGTGACCTTGATGATGATGTTCGCGCCGTCGTCCTGCGTGGGCGCGGTGTTGCTGAGAACCTCGTTCGTCACTCCGGTCTTGGCCTGCACGAGCATCCGCTGCGCATCGACACCCGTGCGGATGATGACCGCCTCCGCTTCCCACGCGATGCCGTTCGGGGCAGCGGTGACGGGGTTGAGCGTGACGACAGCCGAGCCGAAGTAGAGCTTGAGCGTCTTCGCGGTCGCATTGGCGGCAGTGGTGCCGAAGGCGCGCACGCGAATCGCCTTGTTGTTGACGCTGAGATGGTTGGCGGGGAGCGTGAAGGACATCAGATCCGTCTCGCCCGCGCCGCTGTTCTGAGCCGCGCCGGTCTGCACGTTCGAGGGTGGCGCGCAGAGGGTAATCAACTCGTAGCCGTCCGAGAGCGCGAGACGCCGCACGGGCACCTGCCCCTCGGTGCCTTCGCTCAGGACCAGCGAGTCGTTCCACTCGGACGGGCCGACTTCGTTCGGATTGCCCGCGTCCGCGACGGGGCTGACGAAGCGGTGCTTGATCTTGCCTGCCATGGGACTACTCCTTTACCAGCGGCGCTCGCCGCTCGTCTCCGTACTTGCGATGCGCCCACTCGCGGCGCTCGGCGTTCTCCAGCGCGCGGTCGCGGGTCTTCTGTGACTCCCGAGCTTCCGCCGCGCCGTCGCGGACGACCTTGTCGAGCGCCCGCTCGATGCGGTTGCGAACCTCCGCGCCCATGCTAGTCGCCCCCTGCGAGGGACCGCTTGCGGCGGCGGAGGCGAGACATCATCCCGGCCTCTTCGCCCATCGTGCGCGCGGACTGGCCCCTCTCCGCTCGTTCGAGCATCTCGGCGATGGCGTCGCGCTGCGGGTGATCCTTGGGCACGACCACCTCGCCCTTGTGGACCTTGGCGTCGCCAGTCTTCTTGACCACGCCGCCCTCTTCGTAGGACTGCTTCTGCTTGTTCTCGGTGGCGTAGAAGATGCGCTTGCCCCTCTTCGCCCCGTACCGCTTCTTCATCTCGGCCATGACCTTCGCGCCATGACCACCGAAGTGCTTGCTGAGA